AAGATCTATTGCTCCATCTGTTGCTTATATTGATATGACTATGGCAAAAGGAACTGCTACACCTTTCTGGAATCACGATGGAAACAATGTACCATTACCATTAACTATGACTAGAGGTACTAAATTTTCTACAACTATTGATGGTGTAACATATCCAATGTTTGCTTCTGATACTACAACGATTAACTATAATGAAACCGATGGTTGGAAGTTCTCTAATATTAAAATAGAACAAGGAACATTAGCAAGTATTAATTACACATATCAAAATAATACATTCGAATCATATATTATTCCTGCTAATAATGTAAACACAGCTTCAATTAAAGTTACTGTTACAGATTCAAGTGCAACAGATGCATCTAAAGTTTATGCTTTAAATACAAACATGGTTACATTAGACGGTACATCAGAAGTATATTTCTTAGAAGAAGGAAGAGATGGATATTATGAAGTAAAATTTGGTGATAACATTATTGGTAAGAGACCAGGTAATGGTAATACAATAACAATCGAATATGCTACAATTCCATCAGGAACAGATGTGAATGGTGCTACTGTATTTACTATGACTGATTCGCTTAATGGTAATACTGATGAGACTGTCACACTTGTAACTAAAGCTACTGGTGGTGCCGCAAGAGAAAGTAAAGAAGCAATTAAGTTTAATGCACCTCTTGCTCATATATCACAGAACAGAGCTGTAACACCTGATGATTATAAATCAATTATTAAAAACGAATTTGCTGATTTAGAAGCTGTTGCTGTATGGGGCGGTGAAGATAATGATGTACCAGATTATGGTAAGGTTTATGTATCGATTAAACCATTATCGGGTGAAGTACTTACTGAAGCACAGAAGACAACAATTAAAACAAATATTCTTAAACCAAAGAATGTTGTAAGTATCACTCCAGTGCTTGTTGATCCTGATTATACATATATTGATTTAGAAGTTTATTTTAAATATAATCCTAACAAAGCTACAGTAACTGCAAGCGGTTTGGCTACATCAATAAGGAATACACTCGTGTCATATAATAACGATACACTTAAGAGCTTTAACGGAGTTTACAGAGATTCAAACGTTGGTAAACTTATTGATGATACTAATGTTGCTATCATATCTAATATCACTCGTGTGAAAATGACAAAGAAGATTACACCTACTCTTGGAACAGCAACTAAATATACACTTAAGTTTAATCAAGCATTAACTGATTTAGATGGTTCAACATCGTCTTTAGGTTCTTTTATTACATCAACTGTATTTACATTTAATGGCGAAGACTGTAAACTAAAAGATTTTTATGATTCATCAAGTGATACACGTATTGTTCAAATTGTAAATACTGGTGGTATAGTACAATTAGCTAGTGTTGGTGATGTAAATGAAGAGGAAGGAACAGTAACTCTTAACTCATTTAATCCAACTGCATTACCTACTGGTTCAACTACAATTGATGTTACGGTGAAGCCGGCATCTAATGACGTATCACCAACAAGGAATGAATTATTAACGATAAATACATCAACTGCTATCATTTCAGGTGAAGTAGATACAATGGCAACTGGCGGTACAACTGCTGGTATTGATTACACAACGGTAGCTAACTAATGGCACACGGTCTTGGAAAATATAATATATCGTCATATATAGATGAGTTAGTACCTGATCACGTCGAGTCTTCGTATCCTGATCTAGTTAACTTTCTTAAAACATATGCACTATATTTAGAGCGTCAAAATAAATCTGGGTTCTATCTTAACTCATTAGATATACAAAGAGATATCGATCATGTAGAAGATAATCTACTTACTGAGTTGCAGAATGAAATTGGTATTGCAGTACCAAGAGATTTTGCTACAGATCCAAGAGCATTTTATAAGAGGCTTGTTGAATTCTATAAGTCACGTGGTACACCTGAATCAATTACATCATTCTTTAGAATGATCTATGATGATGAAGTAGAAACATATTTTCCATTTGTAGATATACTTAATCCATCTGATGGAAACTGGACAGATCAAGCAGCACAAATTCAAGCCGATAGAACTGCATTTACACCAGCAAATACAATTACAATATCTGGTACACCTACTGTAGTAAGTGGAAACAATGATGATAATAATCCTATATTTTTAGATGACCATGTTGTATTTGTTAATAACTCATATCAGACACCAGGTACAGATTATACTGAAGAAGTATATTCAGATACTACTACAAAATATAGGTTAACATTTACAAGTGCATTATCAAACGGCGATGTTGTAAGAACATATCCAAAGGGTTTGTTTACAAATGCTGATGGATTCTTATCAGATAAAAAGTTTTTACAAGACTCTTATTATTATCAGCAGTTCTCATATGTATTAAGAACTGGTAAGAATGTAGCTGATTGGAAGAATGCATTTACAAGATTAGTTCACCCAGCAGGATTTAAGTTCTTTGGTGAGATTGCTATCTTAGTGAAGCTTCTTACATCTACAAATGACCAAGCACAATATGGTTGGCTAGAAACAGCTGGTGAAATTAATTTTAATATAGGTGCATTCCAAGTTGGACCAGCAAGTTTCAACTCGCACACATTAGAGAAATCGTATACCCACTTTGATAACGGAAGTTCAGAGTTAACTAAGATAGGTATGCAAAACCATTGGGATAATAAAAAGTTTGACTATTTAGGTCCAAACTCAGATTTAGCTCATTGGACAATGCAAGACGTTATAAATAACAATATAAGTACACAATTCGGAATGGGTGGAGCTAGTTCACTCGTTATTTCATAAAACAAAGGAATAGACATGGCAGCAATAATCACAAGTAAATTTAGACTGGATACAACAAATAAGTTCGTAAATAGTCTTAGTGATAATCAATTCTACATGGCCTTGGGACGGCCAAACGCATGGACAGATGATTCTGTCCCAACAACCCCATATGAAAATGACTATACATCGCATACTTTATGGGAAAACATGTTTGCCATGAAGAAGATTGCAAGTACAGACATTGTTCATAGTGCAACAAGGAGACTATGGGTTTCTGGCACAACATATGTAGAATATGACGATCAAGATACAAATATAGAAAGCAAAGCATATTTTGTTATTTCAGCAAATAACAATGTATACATGTGCTTAAAGGCAGGAAGCGGAGCTTCTACTACTAACCCAGACGATACAGGTGTTCAAACATCTGGTGTTATTAATCACAGTGGATCAGACGGTTACATATGGAAATATATGTATACAGTCCCAACGGCTGATGTAACTAAATTTTTAACAACGTCATTTATACCAGTAAGACATATTAAAGAAGCACCGGCTGGTGGCGCAGACTCTGCACTAACTAATCAATGGGCAGTACAAGGTAATGCCGTTGATGGTGCAATCTATAATATGAAGATCACAAATGCAGGAACTGGATATACTTCAGCACCTACAATAACGATCTCAGGTAACGGATCAAGTGCTACGGCTACGGCTACAGTATCTGGTGGTGCTATCACAGGTATTACAATGACAAACGTTGGATCAGGTTATACTCACGCTACTGTTACTGTAACAGGTGGTTCAGGTTCAAACGGTGCAATAAGACCAGTGATTGGACCAGTTGGTGGATTCGGAGCAGATCCTACAAATGATTTGAGAGCACATTACGTTACGATTAACACAGTATTTACTGGCGATGAGTCAGGTGCAATTCCTGATTCAAACGACTTTAGACAAATAGCAGTTGTTAAAAACCCTATTGAGAAAGCAAATGAGAGTGCGGTAGTCTCAGCTACTGGCTCAATGGTTGTTGGTAACTTTTATAAGATCTTAACAATAGGAAATACTACTGATGCTAATTGGGCAACCGCAGGTTCTACTAGTGGTAATCCAGTTGTTGGTGAAGTATTTAAAGCAATCGCTACAACAATAACTGGTTCAAGCACAGGTACAATCGCTCAAGTTGCAGAAGCAAGTGCATACAATACATGTAAGAGTGTTACAATCCCTACTGGATTAGCATCTACATATGTTGCTGACTTCGCATTTGAAGGTCACACTGGTGGTACGGTTGGTGCTAAAGGTATCGTTGTAGAATACAATAACACAAGCGGCGTATTACATTATATACAAAACGAATCTACTGGGTTCGGTACATTTACTACTTCACATTTGACTCGTGCAACTGGTTCATCAGGTGCTGGTAATCAAATCTCAGCGGTAGGTGCACCTCTCATTAATCATCATCAAGGTGATGTAATGTTTGTAGAGAATAGAACAGCAACAACTAGAGCCTCAGGACAAGTAGAAACAATAAGATTAGTAATCGCATTTTAAATAGGATAGAAACATGGCAATTTCATTTAACGTAGAACCATATTATGACGACTTTGAATCGGTCGCATCGGGCAATACACTTAGCCCGAAGGAACAATATCAAAGGATACTATTTCGTCCAGGTAAGGCGGTACAAGCACGAGAATTAACTCAGCTACAAACACAGTTACAACATCAAATATCATCACATGGTACTCATGTATTTAAAGATGGTTCAGTTGTTGTTCCTGGTGCAGTACATCTACATAATAAAATTGACTATGTTAAACTAGATTCTGTTAACTCAGCATGTGATACTGTTGATGAATTAGTTGGTACTGAATTTACTGATGGTACTAATGTAGCGAAGGTTGTTCATGCTGTATTAGCGGCCGGATCAGATCCTATTACTATATTTGTTAAATATATATCTGGTACTACGTTTGCTGATAATGCGACAATCACAGCAAGTGGCAGTAAGTCAGCTGAAGTAAAAGCTTCTGGTGCTACGGGCTTTGGTTCAATTGTAGCTATCGAAGATGGTATCTATTACATTAAGAAACACTTTGTAACAGTTAAAGCAAGCACAATTATATTATCTAAATATTCAACAAACGTTTCATTTGATATTGGATTACTTGTTACAGAAGCTCTTGTTAGTTCAGGTACTGATTCATCTCTTAATGATAATGCTACAGGTACACCTAACGAATCAGCTCCAGGTGCACATCGTTATTCTATTACAGCAGCATTATCTTCTCAAGCAGTCAATGCAACAAGTGGTAACTTTGTTCTGATTGCTCGATTAGAAGATGGTTACATTACAAAGAATGCTGCAACTGCAGATTATAATGCTTTAGCTGATGAGTTAGCACGTAGAACATTTGATGAATCAGGTAACTACTACGTTAATCCATTTAAAGCACTTGTAAAAGACCATGCATCTGATACTACTAAATTAACTCTTGGTGTTGAGCCTTCGAAAGCTTATGTAAGAGGTTATGAGATAGAGACATTAGCTACAACAAATGTACACTTCGATAAAGCAAGAACAACAGAAAAGGTAACAGATAAAGTTACAGAGATTAGCCATAATAACTTTATTGAAGTTGATAACATGGTTGGTGTTCCTGATATTACTACATTCGGTAGAGTCTCTATTGAGAATAGTGGTGGTACAGAGGTTGGTACATGTCGTGTTCGTTCAATCGAACGTGTAAGTGGTAATGGTGCAAGTACAGCATCAAGATTTAGATTACATATCTTTGACTTTACTGGTACAATGACAGGTGCAACTCAATTAGATGATAAAGATGGTACAACTCCTGGTGCAGCGTTCGCTGCTCAAATTGCACAAACATCTAGTGTTAATGTATTTAACCTTGGCCCAGATAGTTTAATATTTAAATTACCATATGACAGAATTAAAACATGTGATAGTGTAGTTGGTGGTGGTACTCCTGACTTTAACTATCGCTTCGAAACAAACAGAATTATTGCTGCAAACGGTGTAGTATCTGGTGGTTCAGTATCATTTACAACAAGTGTTGCTAATGAGGTATTCGGTACAAAAGGTACAAATACAAACTGGATTCTAATTAACGATACTGATTCAACGGTTGGTGGTGAAGAAGTTGTTCCAGGTGATATTACTATATCAGGTGATAGCTTAACTGCTACGATTGCTAACTTACCATCATCTGCTAATGGTGATACTGTAAGATTGATTGCACCATTTATAAGAACTGCTAATCATAAAACTAAAACATTAAGTGGAAACACTGCTGTAAACTTTAATGCAGGTACAGACTTTACTGGTACTGGTCAAGCACTTGGCCATGCGGATGTTCATACTTTAGTATCTGTTACAGAAACTTCTGGCGGTGCTAATGTTACTACTCACTTTGAATTAGATAACGGACAAAGAGATGATTACTATGATCTTGGTCGTATTAAGAAGAAAACAACATCTAATTACACTGCAGCGGTAGCACTTACTGTAACATATAAGTACTTCTCACATACAGCTGGTGACTTCTTTACAGTTGATTCATATACTGGTCAAATTGATTACGAAGATATTCCTAAGCAAAGTGGAATAGAATTAAGATCTGCTGTTGACTTTAGACCACGTGTAAGTAATGCTGGTGGTAACTTTACTGGTACAGGTGCTATTACAGCGGTTGCTCCTTCAAGATTTACTCAATTCGAAACTGATATTCAGTTCTACTTACCAAGGATTGACAAAGTATTCTTAAATTCTAAAGGTGTATTTGGTATTGCTCCAGGTGTTCCAGCGCGTTATGCTGAAGAGCCAGACATTCCAAATGATGCAATGCATTTATATACACTTAATATTCCTGCATATACATTAACTGCAGATGAAGTAACTGTTAAATTTATTGATAACCGTAGATATACGATGCGTGATATTGGTCGTATTGATAAGCGTATTGGACAAATAGAATACTATTCTGTTCTTTCATTCCTAGAATCTGAAGCACAGAATAAGCAAATATTAGATACAGATAATAATCCAAGATGGAAATCTGGTTACTTAGTTGATTCATTTGCAAACTCACGTGTATCAAGAGTAGATTCTGCTGAATATAGAGCTTCAATAGATATGCTCACTCGCGAACTACGCCCTGGATTTGCACAAGGTAATGCTGCGTTAGCACATCACTCTTCATCTAGTACTACAAAGACCGGTGACTTAGTTACATTACCGTATACACATTCTGCATTAATAACACAAGGCCAGTATTCTGGTACAATTAATGTTAATCCATATGATGTATTTAACTGGACTGGTTCTATTAAGCTTACTCCTTCTACTGATGAATGGAGAGATGTTGATAGAAGACCAGAGGTTGTAATCAATAACGACAATGAATTCGATGCGATGATGTCAAACCTTGAGCCTCAGGTAGGTACTGTATGGGGTGAATGGTCAACTAACTGGACTGGAAGACGTTGGGTAGATGGTAATAATGCATCTAGACTTATTGAAACTGGAACATCTACAAGAACCGGTGTTACACAATCTATTGAAGTTCAAACATCAAGGTTTAGTGTTGGTGATAGAATAGTAGAGGTTAACTTTGTTCCATTCATGAGAACAAGATTAGTTACATTCGAAGCAACTCGTATGAAGCCTGGAATGACAGTATATGCATTCTTTGATGGTGTTTCTGTTGCAGACTATGTTAAAGAGGGAAGCCATACATTTGAACCTTTAGTTGGTATTAATACACAAACTGCTCACCCAGGTGGTGCAGGAGCATTAACAACTGATGCAAACGGTGCGGTATCGGGTACATTCCTTATACCAAATAACTCTTCACTTAATTTCCAAACAGGTGAGAAAGAATTTAAACTTACTTCAAACTCTGCAAATAACGATGAGTTAACTGAAACATCAGCTACAGCAATGTATAATGCTACTGGATTAATTGAAACAAGAGAGAATGTTATTGTTTCAACACGTACTCCAGTGCTTGTAAGAAGAGAAGCAAGTGAGTCAGTAAGTGCTGATAGAGTTATACAAAGAGTTACATGGGGTGATCCATTAGCACAATCAATATTACTTGATAAAGCTGCATTTGCTACTAAAGTAGATCTTTACTTTACTACAAAAGATGCTGCGATACCTGTACAAGTACAAATACGTGAAATGGTAAATGGATTCCCAACTCAGAAAGTTGTACCATTTGCTGATGTAACAGTTAATCCAGGTTCTGTTAATATTGATGGTACTGCAACAACGTTCACATTTGAATCACCTGTGTATCTACAAGATGGTTTTGAATATGCAATTACTGTTATATCTAACTCGAACAAGTATAATGTACGTTATGGTCAGATTGGTGATGAAGATCAAAATGGTAATAGAATATCACAACAGCCATACGCTGGTGTATTATTTAAATCACAAAATGCTTCAACATGGACAGCAGATCAAAACAAAGACTTGATGTTTACACTACATCGTGCAAACTTTGATATTTCACAAACTCGTTCGGCAGTATTAAGAAACTCTGAGTTACCTTCAAGAGCATTAGTTACAGATCCATTAACTACTGTAGCAAACACTGCTTCGCAAGATAATATTATTACCGTAGCTCATCGTGACCATGGTCATTCAGCTGGTGATTCAGTTACTCTTGCAGGTTTTGCTGCGACGAATGGTTATACTGCGGCTGAGTTAAATAAAGCACATACAATTACTGCAATTGCAAGAGATAGTTATACAATTACAGTTGCGGCCGCTGATCACGCTAACGCAATTACTGCTGGTAACGGTGGTGGTTCGGCATGTTCTGCAACACAAGGTTTAGCATGGGATACTATGAAGTCGGTATTACAAAATCTTGTATTACCTACTACTACACAAACATGGACAATTAAAGATACAGCTGTGGGTAATGGTACATCGATTGGTTCAACTGCATCTGCAATTGTTGCAAACCAAGACTATACTCCAGGAACACCAAAGGTTATTAAGCCAGGTACAACTCATACTGTAGAACTTACAGGTTCATTTGCTTCTACCGATGCTTACTTATCTCCAGTGCTTGATATGGGAAGAGCTTCACTCATTACTGTATCAAATCGTATTGATAATAGTACTGCGGTTGCAGAGACAGATGCAAGCAAAGGATCTAACTTAGCCAAGTATGTAACAAAGACTGTTGAGTTAAATGAGACATCTGACACATTAAAGATATATTTAGATGTAAATCGACCAAGCAATACGTTTGTTGATTTATATTATAAAGTAGGTAACACTGCTGGAACATTTGATGATGGTTCATGGGTAGCGGCAACACCAAGTACAAACAATGGCCAAGTTGCATACTCAGATGGTACTACATTTGATGAGACACAATGGGAGATTACTCCTGCTGCTAACTTTACTATATTTGCTGTGAAGATTGTAATGAGATCTACAGGCACAAGCTTTATACCGAAGTGTCAAGATCTTCGTATAATCGCATTGAGGGTATAATGAAAGTACCTATTCAAGGCCACGCAGGTTTAGTAAGAGATACAAGATCAGGTGCTGTTATAAATATGGCAAGCGGTGGACAAGAATATTCTGCTAATCGAGCTCGAATAAAAGCTGATGCAGAGCGGTTGAATAAAGTAGAACAAGACGTATCAGAAATTAAAGATATGCTTAAACAATTAATAGAGAGATAATATGGCAAATACAGTTAACGTAACAACGGCAAACACCTTTGAACAATGGAGAACAAAGACCAACGAGCTTGGTACAAAGATAGGTGATTTAGACGAAGTCACCAATAGTGATATTGGTGCAACTACTATTGTTGGTGCTCTAAAAGCTCACCAAGGTATTGTTGCAGGTAGTATAACACTATCTGGTGGTGTTGAAATGACCGGTGACTTAGATTGGGCTGATAATGCTAAAATTAAACTAGGTACTGGTAATGATCTCGAGATTTATCATGATGGTTCACATTCTTATATTAAAGATGTTGGTACTGGTAATCTTAAGATTACAGCACCTCAAGTAGATTTTTCTGCTGACGTAGATGTAGATGGTACATTAGAAGCTGATGCAATCACTGTAAATGGTGTTACTATTGCTGAAACAATATCAGATACTGTTGGAGCAATGGTTGGTTCGAATACTGAAACAGGTATTGCAGTAACTTATGACGATTCAGATAATACATTAGATTTTGTTTTAGCTGCTGCTCAAACATCAATAACATCTCTTACAAATGCAGCTTTAGTTATTGGTAGAGATGCTGATAACGATATAGATTTTGCTACCGATAATAATATTATTTTTAGAGCTGGTGGTGCAGACCAAGTAAAATTAGTAGATGGCGTATTACAACCTGTAACAGATAGTGATGTTGACTTAGGTACGACAGGGGTTCGCTTTAAAGATGCTTTTGTAGATAGTATTAATGTAACAGGTGCAGTAACTGCCGATAGCTTAGACATTGAGGGTAACGTTGATGTAAATGGTACACTTGAAGCCGATGCGATTACAGTTGGTGGTGTAACATTAGATTCAACTATTGGTGTTGCTGTTGGCGGTATGGTTAGCTCAAATACTGAGTCTGGTATTAATGTTACATATCAAGCAAGTGATAATACACTTGACTTTGATGTGAATGATCCAACAATCACACTAACTGGTGATGTAACAGGTTCTGCTACAATGACAAACCTAGGTTCGGTAAGTATTGCAACAACGGTTGCTTCATCTATTATTGCTGAAGCTGATTTGGCTAACGATGCAGTATCGAGAGCAAAACTAAAAGACGAAGTATCATTATTAATAATTAATGCTGCCGGTTCAACTGTGAAGACGTTGTACGGTGCAGGATCATAAAAATATAAATAGGTAGAAGTATGGCAGTATATTCAGATTTAACAGTTGACCAAGGAACAGATTTTATAGCGGAAGTACAGGTAGATGACACTGATGGTACTACAGCGAATTTAACAGGTTATACGGTTGCAGGACAGATAAGAAAGACATATTCGTCTAGCACCTCAGTAGCTTTTTCATGTACTGTAACTGATGCAACTGCAGGAAAAATTTCTATAGCATTAAGTAATACACAGACACAAGCAATGAAAGCTGGTAGATATGTATACGATGTTGAGATAACAAAAACAAGTAATTCGTATAAAACACGGGTTATAGAAGGACAAGTAACAGTGACTCCAGGAGTAACACAGTAATGGCATTACAAGGTAAGATTACACCAACACCTAGTTTGCAAGCAAAGAGTTCGAAACAGAGGACAATCGAAGCTCAGAAAGTATTACTTACAACTGGTCAGAGTTTAGCGACACTAACAGATGTTGATATATCTGCAAGAACCGATGGTTCTTTGATACAATATGATGCAGCAGCTGGTAAGTTTAAAGTTAAATCTACTGTAGAAGACACTGGTAGCTTATTAAAAATTAACGGTGGATCATTTTAAAAAAAGGGAATAGGATATGGCAGGCACAGTAATTATAACCAAATACAGTTTATCGACAGGGAGTCCGGCAACTGATGCATTAGCGGTAGGTGAACAAGCCTATTCATTTAGTTCGAAGAAATTATTTGTTGGTGAAACTTCAGGTTCAGATGTAGTAGCAAGAGTTATCGGTGGTCAGTTATACACTGACATGATGGATCACACCGCTGGTACATTAACAGCGTCATCAGCAATAATTGTAGATGCGAATTCAAAAATTGATGTATTAAATGTTGATAACTTAACATTAAATGGTAATGCCATCACATCAACAAATACAAACGGTGATATTACAATCACACCAAACGGATCTGGTGCTGTTATTATTGATGGACTATCACATCCAACCGCTGATGGTTCAGCTGGGCAATTCTTAAAAACAGACGGTTCAGGTAACTTATCATTTGGTACGGTTGTAAGCACATTAAGTATTGCAGCTGACTCAGGTTCAAATGATTCAGTAAGCACAGGTGAAACAATTACATTCACTGGTGGAGAAGGTGTTGATACAGTTGTATCAGACAATACAATAACAATCTCTGCTGAAGATGCTTCAGATTCAAATAAAGGTGTAGCAACATTTAATACTGCTTCATTTGCAGTATCATCAGGTGATGTAACGATTAAAGCTGGTGGTGTTACGAATGCGCAACTTGCTGGTTCAATTGCGAACTCTAAACTAGCAAATGATGGTATTACAATTGGTTCTGATGATACATCTCTTGGTGGTACAATTACTGATTTAAATGGATTAACATCAATTGATGTTGATAATATAACATTAGATGCTAATACAATATCAACTACTAATTCGAATGGTAATTTACAATTAACACCAAATGGTACGGGTACAGTAACAGTTCCTTCAGGTTATGAAGGCCGTGCTGGATTTACTTCAGATTCACTTACTAATAAAGCATATGTTGATTCTGTTGCAAATGGTTTGGATGTTAAAAAATCTGTTCGTGTTGCAACGACTGCTAATTTAAGTGCCACATATAATAATGGGGCTGGCACACTAACTAACTCTGGTTCACAAGCTGCTATTCAAATTGATGGCGTAACACTTGTTGCAGATGATAGAGTTCTTGTTAAAGATCAGTCAACTGCAGCACAAAATGGTTTCTATAAAGTCACAACTGTTGGTTCTGGTTCAGCGAATTGGGTACTAACAAGAACACCAGATGCTGATGCTGCTTCTGAATTAACTGCAGGTGCATTTACATTTACTGAAGAGGGTACAGCAAACGGTGATAATGGTTATGTATTAAGCACGAATGGTGCCATCACTCTTGGCACAACTGCAATTACATTTGACCAATTCTCTGGTGCTGGCCAAATTACTGCTGGAAATGGTTTAACAAAAACTGGTAATACAATTAATGCAGTTGGTACGGCAGATAAAATTACTGTAAGTGCTGATGCGATTACTATTGCATCAGGTTATATTGGACAAACCTCTATAACAACACTTGGTACTATTGGTACAGGTGTTTGGCAAGGTACAGATGTTGCAGTAGCACATGGTGGTACAGGTTTAAGTGCATTCACATCAAATGGTGTACTTATTGCAAACACTGGTGGTACAGCTCTTGAGTTCGAAACAGGTACTCAATACCAGGTTATGGGATTCAATTCGTCAGGTGTTCCTACAGCTACGGGAACTATTGATGGTGGAACGTTCTAATTAATTTGAATTGAGTTACATTATATTATAAATAAGTACATGGTGGTTATATAATCGCCTTAAACAATTAGAGCATAGATATGGCTGGTACTGTAGTAAAAATCAAACAGTCCGCGGTTGCAGGTAAAGTACCTTTAGCTTCGGATCTTCAACAAGGCGAATTAGCGTTAAACACCGCTGACGTCAAACTATACTCTAAAAACGCATCAGGAGCTATTATTACATTAGCTTCAGGCGATAATCAATCCGATCAAACGTTTGACATGGGTGATGTTAACGGAAATGTTATATTGGATGGAGGAGATTCTAATGATGCAATTTTTGTAACACAAGGTTCTTATGACGGCGGGAGTGCAGAATAAATGGCAACAATTTTTAAATTAAGAAGAGACACTGCGGCCAATTGGTCGAGTGAAAATCCTACCCTAGCAGATGGTGAATTAGGTTTTGACAAAACTAATACCTATCTTAAAATAGGTGATGGTAGTACAGCGTGGAATTCATTAGGGCAATTCACACAATCTGAGGAATCTATCACGGACTTTATAGGTGGAACGGTTACAGGTAATACTGAAACCTTTATTACAGTAACCTACGATGATTCAGATAATACACTTGACTTTGTAGTTCCAGTATTAGACGAGGATAACCTCGTATCGAATTCAGCAACACATTTAGCTACACAACAATCAATCAAAGCTTATGTGGATGCTCAAGTAACAGCTCAAGATTTAGATTTTACTGCTGACTCAGGTGGTCCAGCCTCTATTGATTTAGATAGTGAAACATTAGGTATCGGTGGTTCTACAGGTATTGATACAACTATTTCTGGTAATAACGTACAAATTGCTATTGATGGTACAGTTGCTACATTAGCTGGTACACAAACATTTACTAACAAGACTCTTACAACACCTACAATTACTTCAGCCGTATTAAATACAGGAGTAAGTGGTTCTGCTGTATTAGATGAAGATGATATGTCAACTAATTCAGCTACTCAGCTTGCTACACAGCAAAGTATTAAGGCTTATGTAGATGCTCAAGTAACAGCTCAAGATTTAGATTTTCAAGGTGACTCAGGTGGTGCACTAAACATTGACTTAGATTCAGAGACGCTTGATATCGCAGGTGGTACAGGTATTGATACGGTCGGTTCAGGTAATACTCTTACAGTAGCTATTGACTCTACTGTTGCAACATTAGCTGACTCACAAACTCTTACAAATAAATCTTTAACTAGTCCTGCATTAACAGGTACTATATCAGGTGATGCATTCCTTGATGAAGATAACATGGCTAGTAATTCTGCTACCAAGCTTGCATCGCAACAATCAATTAAAGCTTATGTAGATGCTCAAGTAGATACAGCCGATACATTAGGTGAAATGACTGATGTTACTCTTACATCTCCAGCAGATGGTTCTCTATTACTTTATGATACTGGCAATTCAGTTTGGATTGATAATGTCATGTCAGGAGATGCTACTCTAGCTGATACAGGCGCATTAACACTTGCTACAGTTAACTCGAATGTAGGTTCATTTGGTTCTACAACAGCAATTCCAGTATTAACAGTAAATGCTAAAGGTTTAGTTACAGCAGCGAGTACTGCTTCTATTACAACTGCATTAACTGTTGGCGCAGACAGTGGTTCTGATGATACGGTAGCTCTTGCCACTGATACATTAAACTTTACTGGTGGAACAGGTATTGATACAACAGTATCAGACAATGACATCTCGATTGCTATTGATTCTACTGTTGCTACCCTTGCCGGTTCACAGACATTAACGAATAAGACTCTTACAACTCCTGTTATTGCTTCATTAAAACCAAATGGTTCTACTACATTGACAATGCCTGCGGCAACAGATCAATTGGTAGGTAGAGCAACAACAGATACATTAACAAACAAAACATTAACAGCTGCTACATTAACGAGCCCAGTACTTAATACAGGTGTAAGTGGTTCAGCGGTTAAAGACGAAGATGATATGTCATCTGATTCTGCTACTCACCTAGCAACTCAACAATCTATTAAGGCATACGTTGATACACAAGTTACTGCTCAAGATTTAGATATAGCTGGTGACTCTGGTACAGGAGCTATTGATTTAGATTCTGAAACACTGACAATTGCAGGTACAGCAAACGAAATTGAAACATCAATGTCAGGTAATACCCTTACGGTTGGATTACCTAATAATGTTACGATTGCTGGTAACTTAACTGTTGCAGGCACACAAACAACTGTTTCATCGACTACAGTTAATGTTGCAGATCCAATGTTATCATTGGCTACAAACAATGGTTCAGCAGATGCTGTTGATATTGGTTTTTATGGTTTATACGACACAAGCGGTTCACAAGATTTATACTCTGGTTTATTTAGAGATGCAAATGATTCTGGTAAATGGAAGTTATTTAAAGACTCACAAGCAGAACCAACAACTACGGTTAATACAGGTGCTACAGGCTATGCAACTGGTACTTTAGTTGCTAACCTTGAAGGTAATGTAACGGGTAATTTGACAGGTAATGTTGTTGGTAATGTAACAGGTAACGCATCTGGTACAGCAGCTACAGTTACAGGTGCTGCACAAACTGCTATTACTTCTGTAGGCACTCTTACAGCGTTACAAGTTGATAATATTAACATTAATGGTAATACTATTTCAACAACTGGTGGTACTGATTTAAATATTGGACCTGTGGCTGGACAACAAATTGTATTAGATGGCACTATTGAGATAGATGCAGGTGTAGTTACTGGTGCTACAAGTATTACATCAACAGCATTTGTTGGTGACTTGACGGGTGATGTAACAGGTGACGTAACTGGTAATGCAGATACAGCAACTACATTAGCAACTGCAAGAACAATTGCAGGTCAAAGCTTTGATGGTTCTGCTAATATTACAATTGCTTCAACTGATTTATCTAATACGAGTGCTATTACTTTAAATACAGCTTCACAAACATTAACAAATAAAACACTCACAAGTCCTGTGTTAAATACGGGTGTTAGTGGTACGGCAGTTAAAGATGAAGATAATATGGCATCAGATAGTGCCACGCATCTTGCTACTCAACAATCTATTAAGGCTTATGTTGATTCATCAGTTGCAGCTAAAGATAATACTGATGAGATCACTGAGGGTTCAAATAACTTATACTTCACAGACGAAAGAGTTGATGATCGTGTAAATGCATTGATTGTTGGTGGTACAAACGTAACTGCAACATATGATGATGCTAATAATAGATTAACAATATCAGCAACAACGGGTGCGAGTGGTTATGATCTAAATGCTAACGATACAGATGACCTTTCTGAAGGTTCATCTAACTTATACTATACAAATGCACGTGCAGATGCAAGAATTGCAAATGCAATTAAAGATGAAGATAATATGGCGTCGGATTCAGCTACGCATGTTCCTTCACAACAATCTGTTAAAGCTTATGTAGATTCACAGGTAACAGCTCAAGACTTAGACTTCCAAGGTGATTCTGGTGGTGCACTAAGTATTGATTTAGATAGTGAGACATTAGATATTGCTGGTGGAACAGGTATTGATACATCAGGTTCTAGTAATACTCTTACAGTAGCTATTGACTCAACAGTTGCCACACTAACAGATTCACAAACATTAACGAATAAAACATTAACCTCACCTGTTCTAAACACTGGAGTAAGTGGTTCAGCTATATTAGATGAAGATAATATGGCTAGTGATTCTGCTACTAAACTAGCAACACAGCAATCTATTAAAGCTTATGTGGATGCTCAAGTTACGGCACAAGATTTAGACTTTGCTGCTGACAGTGGTGGTTCATTAGCAATTGATTTAGATAGTGAAGCATTAACATTTACTGGTGGTACAGGTATTGATACATCGGGTTCTGGAAACGCTGTTACATTTGCTATTGACTCAACAGTTGCTACATTAACAGGTACACAGACACTAACTAATAAGACGTTATCTAGTCCAACATTCTCAGGAACAGCTTCAGGATCACTAGCTATTGCTAATACAACAACTGATGATAGTTTATTAATTACAACTACAGAAGATTCAAGTACAGCAGCACCAGTTATAACGCTGAAAAGAAATAGTTCAAGCCCAGCTGATGCAGATTATCTTGGTCAATTAAAATTCAAGGGTGAGAATGATGCAGATCAAGAAGTAGTATATGCTAAGATAACAGCTAAAATTTTAGATGCTTCAGATGGATCTGAAGATGGTATTATAGAATTTGCACATAAGAAAGCTGGTTCTAATGTTATTACTGGTAGATTTAGAAGTGATAGCTTACAATTATTAAATGGTACAAGTTTATCAGTTGCGGGTAATGCTGATATTACAGGTGATGCTACAATTACCGGTAATCTTACGGTTAACGGCACTACAACTACTATAAATACAACTAACACAACAGTTACTGATTCTTTAGTAGAGTATGGTACAGGTACATCAGGTACACCATCTAATGATTCAGGTATTGTTATTGAACGTGGTTCAGCTGATAATGCCTTTATTGGATTTGATGAGAGTGATGATAAGTTTGTTGTTGGTACAGGTTCATTTACAGGTGCTTCAACTGGTAACTTAACAGTTACAACTGGTACTCTTAAGGCAAATCTTGAAGGTGCAACGGTAACTACAACTGGTAATATTACAGTTGGTGGTACGGTTGATGGACGAGATGTTGCTGCAGATGGTACTAAATTGGATGGTATTGAAGCATCGGCAGATGTCACAGATGCTACAAATGTAGAAGCTGCTGGCGCGGTGATGGAATCAGGTAACAATGCTTCGGCAAAGATACCTTCAGGAACTACAGCACAAAGAGATGGTTCTCCAAGTGCAGGTTTCTTTAGATGGAACACAACAACTTCAAGTGCGGAAATTTATGATGGAAGTGCTTGGGGATTAGTTGGTGGTGGAAATACCACAACAGAAGTGGGTTGGGAACATGAATCAGAGTCTTCAGGAGACTATGTTATGACAGATGGAAATAATATGATTTCATGCGGACCAATCTTTATTGGTTCAGGGAGTTCAGTTACAGTCGGAAGCGGTTGTACTTGGACAGTAGTTTAAAAGATAGGAGAGACAAAAAATGTCAAAAATAAAATTTTCAGGTGACTCGGGCGGAACAGGTGTATTTACAATTGCTTCTCCTAACTCATCTACAGATAGAACGCTAACATTACCAGATACTACTGGTACGTTAGTCGATACAGGTCTATCATCAACAGCAACACTAGGATTTGTTATTGATGAAGACAACATGTCAACAAATAGTGCCACAAAGGTACCTACACAGCAATCCGTCAAAGCTTATGTAGATGCTCAAGTTGGTGCTGAGAATACACTTGCTGAAGATAACGATGTAAACATTACATCTGCAGCTGATGGTTCAATGTTATTATATGACACTGGAACATCAATGTGGATCGACAATGTAATGAGTGGTGATGCTACGATGACAGATGGTGGTGTAATATCACTAGCTGCTAACACGGTAGATTCATCAGAACTAGTTGATGGTTCAATCGATACATCACATATTGCTGATGCTCAAGTAACATTAGCAAAGATTGCTAACCAAGCTGCTAACACAGTTTTAGTAAGAGATGCAAATAGTTCGGGTGTTGTTTCAGCTAAAGCTGTTGCAGATACTCAATTATTAATTGGTGATGGTACAGGATTTACTGCTGCTGCACTAAGTGGTGATGTAACAATGACAAATGCAGGTGTTGTAAGTCTTGCAGCGAATACAGTTGATTCAGCTGAGTTAGTAGATGGTGGAGTAGATGCAAGTCACCTTGCTACTGATTCAGTTACTACAGCTAAAATTGTTGATGCAAATGTAACAACAGCAAAGATAGCAGCAGATGCAATTACAGGTGCTAAGATTGCCGATGACGCAGTTGATTCAGAGCACTTAGCTGCTGATTCAATTGATGCAGAGCATTACGCAGCAGGTTCAGTAGATACTACAGCTCTTGGAGCGGATGCGGTAACTGGAGCGAAGATTGCTGATGATGCAATTAACTCAGAGCATATTGCTAATGGTGCAATTGATACAGCACATATTGCTGCAGATCAAATCACTGGAGCATTAATTGCCGATGACCAAATTGATAGCGAGCACTTAGTTGCAGACTCTGTTGATGCAGAACATCTAGCACCAAACAGTGTTAATAGTGATGCATATATCGATGGTTCAATTCAAACTGCTCATATCGCAGCTGATCAAATTACTAATGCATTGATTGCAGATGACCAGATTGATTCAGAGCATCTTGTTGATGGTTCAGTTGATAATGCTCACTTAGCAGGTTCAATTGCTAACGCTAAACTTGCTAACTCAAGTATTACTGTAACTGATGGTACAAACTCTACAGCTACAGCTCTTGGTGGTACGGTTACTTTCTCTGGAACTGCCAACGAGATTGAAGTTGCTGAGTCTTCAGGAACAATCACAGTTGGTTTACCAAACAATGTAACAATTGCTGGTAACCTAACAGTATCTGGTACAACTACTTCAGTATCATCAACAACAGTAGAAGTTGCTGATCCATTATTACATTTAGCAACAAACAATGGTTCGGCTGATGCAGTTGATATTGGTTTATATGGATTATACGATACATCAGGTTCACAAGACCTTTATGGTGGTATCTTTAGAGATGCTTCTGATTCAGGTAAGTGGAAGATCTTTAAAGACAACCAAGCTGCACCTACTACAACAGTTAATACTTCTGGTACTGGTTATGCGGCTGGCACATTAGTTGCTAACTTAGAGGGTAATGTAACAGGTAATGTAACAGGTAATGCTGATACTGCGACTGCTCTAGCAAATGGTAGAACAATTGGAATGACAGGAGATGTTGTATGGACATCAGCTTCATTTGATGGTTCAGGCAATGTAACAGGTTCTGCAACAATTCAAGCAAATGCTGTTGAGACAGCAATGATTAATGGAGATGCAGTAACAGGTGCTAAGGTTGCTGATGATGCTATTGATAGTGAACATATTGCTAATGGTGCAATTGATTTAGCTCATATGAGTGTTAACTCTATTGATTCAGATCAATATGTTGATGGTTCAATTGATACAGCTCATTTAGCAGCAGATTCAGTAACAAATGCTAAGATCGCTGATGACCAAATCGATAGTGAACACTATGTTGATGGTTCAATTGATACGGCTCACCTTGGAGATCTGCAGGTTACTACTGCTAAGATCGCAGCGGATGCTATAACTGGTGCTAAGATTGCGGACGATGCTATTAATAGTGAACATTATACTGATGGTTCTATTGACACAGCACATATTGCTGATGACCAAGTAACTGAAGCGAAGATGGCAGATGATGCTATTGGTTCAGCTCAGTTAAAGACACTATCAACACTATTGATTATTAACGCGGCTGGTACTACAGTGAAAACTTGTCATACAGCAGGAGCATAAATATTAACAACGTCTATTTATACTTTTCTACTACAGATGAGTATAAATAGACTTAACTAAAGGATATAAATAATACTATGGCAGCAAGAACACCAGTAAAAATAGATTCAAATAACTTAAAGGAGATGTCAGCTGACGACAAGACTGCGATTATTAACCGTGCAAAATGGTTATACTTAGCAGATCAGTCAGTAACATTGTCTGTTGTTGGTAGTAGTGGTACTTTAGATGCTATGAGTGATACACGACTCCAAGCAGGTTCAGCTACGTCTCACGCAAGTAGCTTTAGATCTGCAGGTGATACTCCTGATGTAAGCACTGTAACAGTATCGTATGATAAGATATCTGAAACAGAAACAGGTTCATTAACATTTAATGATAACGGCAGTACAACAAGAATGCCAGTATATGTAAATTCAAGCAATAACTTACAAGCTATGACTCCACAGGAGATGTTTGATACATATGCAGATACTCTTGTTGATGCAATTATTGCAGCATTACCTTATCAAATAAGCACATCTACTTCAGCTCCATCTGGATATACTAATGTTTCAACAACAGCGGTATTTACAGATACACGAGCAGATGCGAGTGCATATACGGCAGGTGGTATTACTGAAACACAAGATCAACCAACTACAATTACTAACTTTTATCTTCACAGAGCAAATGGTTCTGAAACAGAATATACTGCTAAACCATGTTATATTAATGGTGATAATAATATTCAAGAATATACTGAAGCAGAATTTGATGCTTTGATAAAAGAGATGATACGTTATGTAGCAGTGAACTTAACTTCACACAAAATCAGATACGCTATTGGCGGGTCTGGAACCAACTTAGGTTCTGGTATGACAGACACTAAATTGAATAGTTCGACATATGCACAAAGAGAAGTGGGTGGAGATGATTATCGAACACAAGAGTTTCCGGCTGGTTCGGCAACAACAATTAATACATATTACTTAAAAGCGAGGAAAGCATAATGAGTTTAATTACTAAAAATACATTTGTATCAGCTCACTTCATTGACCAGGACAGGAAGAACCTTGAAGTTTTACTGAACATGGATCATACAGGTGAGTTAGAACTAACACCAATGGTCATTGAAGCTGATGAATCACAAGCGGATTTTAAAGCTCTTATGAAATTGACTACGATGGATAGCATTCATGAAGAAACATGGAATGTTAAAAAAGCTGAGAGTGAAGCTTTTGTAGCAACAGCTAAACAGGTTTTATCGGACACTGGTGTACTAGAGCAGGAAACTAACCTGTCAAAAACAAAGTTATTCCCTACACTTGTAGACAATATCTTTACTAACATGGATAATGAAGATCATTTATTTGCATTAAAGTTAGCCTTATTTGAATTACAAGAAATACGTGAGTCAGATAATGTTGAAGCAAAGACTGCATTAAGAAAGAGTTCAAATAAAATTGAAGTCTTACAACACGCATTTGCTATTACAGGTGTGAGAAACACTCTTGATGATACTGATCCAGTAACAGATCCAGTTGAAAACCAAAAAGCTTTAGATAAACAAGCAGCTGAACATAAAGCTGATAAGAAAAAATCTATAATGAAAAACGTAAATAAAGCTAAAAAAACTAAAGCAACTAAGAAAAAATAGTTAACGCTTTAACAGCCAAGGGGACCACCATCCGGTCCACCCTTCTTCCATAATGTGGTGCATCTGTCCTAAGGTGCACACATTGAAGTAAGGATCACACCCTTCCACTTTAAACTTCGGGCATACCGGATCATATATGTCATATTCTATTTCTTTATAATACCATTCATCACTACCCTTATTATATTTTTCCATGTACATATCTGCATAAGGCCAAAACTTCTCCCATATATGAGATACATCTCCAGTCCAAGAAACAATTGATGAATTGAGTGGGGTATGTGCTGGTTCTCTCCACCATTTATCATCTAATAGTGTAAAGTTTTTTCTAAATAGATTTGGTAACCTTCCGTATATAATCATATCTAAATCAAAATAAAGGTTCTCACCGTCTCTAAACTTGTCATACATCTGAAATTTATTATACCAATTACCATACAAATCCGTTTCAATAACTTCAAATTGGTCATACTGTATACCTGAATAAGTATCAATCATGTGCCTTAAGTTATCAACATGCCATTGAGTAAACTTATCTCCGAATCTACAAGCTATTATTCTTCTCATTTCCAATGATCCTTAATCCATCCATTACGGTTATCGTGTATATTATTCTCTAAACCTGTAAAATGTATTACTTTGATATGTGGATTTACTTCATCCATAAACATAAAGTCACCAAATTTTTCGCAGTATGTTCTATTATTTGATGTATCTTCATCAATATCCATATCACACTTACCTATCCATTCTTCAGGTGTTTTAATTAACTTTATATTATGTTCATCAGCTCTCCAATTAACATAGTTTTGTTCTCCATAATATGGAAAATGTACTTCTCTTATATCATAGTAATGCATTTGCCAATACTCAGGATTTAAAATAAAGTCATCCCATACATACGATAAACTACCAGATTTAAATTTATAAAATCCTCCATTTGTGTGTAGCTTAGATTTCCACCATATACCATAAGTAACTAATTCGTTCTCTTGTACTGGATGTCCTATAAGGTCATCAACATTACCAGTAATAACCTGGTCAATATCCATAATTATTATATCATCACCTGGATCTTGATAACCATAATAGGGAGAAAAGAACTTTAGTTTATGCCAATGCTTTTTTACATTGCTATGATGATTATATGGTAATATTATATCAGCTTCGACATTAGGATTATCACTAATACAAATTGATTGGAACGGAATACTGCAGTTTCTTCTTATACTATCGTATAATTTACCTACATAGTCTGGTGTGTATCTATCACCATAATATACTGTGCATATCTTAAGCATCGTACCTTCTCCATACAATATCAAAGTCTTTACAAATTGCATGGACTATTTTTGCTGAAGCTGGTACAAATCTTTGCATATCAAAAAAGTAATGCCATCTTGGATTAAGCCATTGTATAGGAGTATTTGTTGTTTTTACTTTATATGAAAAGATTGTTTCGTTATCATATCTAAACATATCAATAATATTTTGTGGGTATATATCAGATTCTTCGTATCTTAATCTTGTCATAAGATCTAATGTTTCACGAAAATCACCCCAATAATCTAATTGCTTTACATGTTCTGCCCTTGCTCCAACAATACCAGTATTGATTACATCATTATCAGGATGATAACCACCATCTATTAACATCGCTTGGCAATTATAATATTTTGCTGATGGACTACGAATGCTTTGGCTTACTTCTACATTATGAACAATCTTTTCATTATTGTCAAGGACACATATACCTTTAGATAAATCCCATTCTTCAAAGAAGTTAACTGAATGATTCATCGGTATAGCATCAAAGTCTAGATATAGAATTTCGTCATAACTCTTTGATAATTCATATAATACGTGTAACTTATAGAAATTTATTATCTCATATCCAGTAACCTCTGGAAAGTCACGTTTAAATTTCTCTTCGAACTCTATATACCTTTTATCATATAGGTACATCTTAAAAGGTACACCTATACGTTCAGCATAAACTTTTTTACATTCAATTAATCGATCATAATGTTCTTTAAAGGCATCAACTGTAACAGTTGCTTTCTCTTCTGTGTCCCATTTACTTTTTGATGTTGTGCCATAATGTTCAGGTGCCGGTATGTCGACATAGATACTATAGATTATTCTTTTCATATCTTTCCTATTAATAGGTATCTGGTACCTCTCTCGTCTTCTAATTCATCCTCTGCCAATACTTCTGCACCGGGTGGTAGTTGTAGTTTAAACTCTTCTATGCTATCTACGCAATTAATATGGCCTTCAATATCATGCATGTCATTTGATGTAAAAGCAAAGTGTGCTGTAGGTTTAACCCGATCCCACCATGCTATATCATATACTGGCCAATTATTTTCATCTGCACCTTTCCATTCTCTTCTATAATCACCATCCCATTCTAAAAAATAATTATGCGATGATCTAGGGCCCTTTGGTCCCCACCATTTCATTGGTAACATATGTTCACATGATGTATTAATAAAAATATCAGCATCATTATATGCTTCTTTATAGTCTTCAAATAAGTCACCAGTTATCCAATCAACTTTAAAATATTCTTCAAATAATCTATTTTTACCAATAGTAACAACATTATCATCAAAATCTATTGCAGTAATTTTACGAACCTTATCGTGTAGTAATGGTATAAGAATGCTTCCATACCAACAACCCCAAATAACAACTTCGGTATCTTTATTTAAAAGGTTGAGATCATCTAATCTTTGAACTAAATTGCTTTTAGCTAAGAATTGATTACGACTAAATGAATCGTAAATATCATCTTTAAAGTTTGGTTCATGCTCAAAGGCTGTAAACACATTATCAAGTAAACTAAAATCTATATTTTTCGTATTCGATACATTTAATATATTTTTAATATATACTAACTCATCTCTTGTTAACATTTACAACCATCCGTCATGTGTCACTTTTTTAATTAACATCCAATCATTAATTACTAATATATCTATAGCTGTTTCACGGAACGTGCGGACAGCATGCCACGGTTCTTCTACGATAGGTTCTTGAGAATTAAAACTAGTATTGAGCAACATAGGTATATCTGTTATCTTATAGAATTCATTAATAATATTCCAAAACCTTATATTTTGTGACATATTTACTGTCTGAATTCTTGCTGTACCATCAACATGTGTTACACCAGGAATCTTATTAGATTTAACAGGCATAATTCTTGACATGTATGGTGATGGTTGATTTGTATCAAACCAATCTTGATAATGATCTTCTAATACAGCAGGAGCAAATGGTCTAAAGTCTTCTCTCATTTTTATGGTTCTATTGATAATATTTTTTATATCAGGATTACGTGGATCTGCTAAGATACTACGATTACCTAATGCACGATTACCGCTTTCTGATTTACTTTGAAACCAACCTACTATTTTACCATCAGCAATCTCTTGGGCTACAACTTCCATATTAAGAGGTTCCCAAGATAATTGTTCATATCCCCATTCAAAAGGCTCAGTAGGCTCAAATTCATATGCTTTGCCAGAATAGGTGTCTACTACATGTTTATTTCCATTTAATACATAGTCAGCATGTTGATATGCTCCACAAGCTTGGCCTTCATCGCCAACCGCTGGAGGTACATAAACATTTTCCCATACCTTTGTAAACTCTTCATTCATGTATCCATTATAAGATACACCACCAGCAACACACAAATTATTAGAAGATTTAAGTGGATAAACATATTCTCTTATTTTGTCTAATGTAAATATTTCTAGAGTATGTGCTAAATCTTCCTTTCTATATCTTTTTAAATCAATGTATTCTTCAAATTTCTCTTGTTTCTTTTCAGTAATTGGACCAGCAAGTATTGTTTCGAATATTTCATAAAAATAATCATTTCTTCTACCATAACCAGATAATCCCATAAGTTTACCTGCACCTAAAGTACCAAATCCAGTAAGGTTAGACATATGATTCCATAACCAGCCCATAGGTAGTACATCAGATAGATCAGTCATATTATCATCTTTATCAAAGAAACAACATCTATATCTATTGCCAATACCATCAATAGCTAATTTATCTGATTGTTCATAGCCTGAATTAATAAAGGCATATGCTGCATGTGATTGATGATGGTCAATAAAGTATATGCCATCTTTATAATAATGATCCCATAATTTTTTAGGTTGCCATTCAAATATTTCCTCATGACCCTTGAGGATGCCTTCTAATAATTCTGGCTTTGACATCCTTACTCCACCGTATGTGTATGTAAATGCTAGTACACCATCATCAGGTTTATGGAAATATTCTTTTGTGAATGCATCATTAAGTTTATAATCACTAGGGTTTAATACATCTGATTGATGAGCATAAGCTTCTGCCTTATAAGGTAGGTTATGCTTAAATCGTGTTTCCCTTTCTCTTTGGTTATGCCATACCCCATCATATGTATTGTGATCGTGTAGGTTTAACGCTACTCCCATTATTTTTTTATTCATTTAGTATGCTCGCATATTTTTTAATATTAAAATGTCCTTTTGGTTGTACATATTCCATACAACCTTTACAATAGTTTTCATATTTAAATAATCTGAAATTCATCATCTTATCTATATTCTCTTGAGTGATCTCAAATTCTTTTGATGTGATAGCATTGTTTGCAAACTTCTTACTACAATGTACCAAGTTTTGGTTCTCAAAATTAATAACAGGCACCATAGGAAATGCTGCACACATCTTCCTATCTATCTCTGCTGCCTGCATATTTAATTTTATTTCATTAAAATCTGGTGCTCGCCCATTAAACTCTTTCCACAAAGTATTCTTATGATCTAATTTAGCCATAGCTTCAGGATATAGATGTTTATACTTCTCAAAGTTAGGTGTCTTAATTACTAGATTATAATTATTCTTATCATTTTCAGGGTGGAAGTCATATGATTTTGGCCCTAATAGAGATATTTCATGTTCATAAAAGTCTAATATAAAATGTTCAACATAAATGATATTCTCATCTTCTAATACTTGTGGGTATCTTCTACGAACAGTAGAATTAGATAGTACTTCGCATACATGATTAGGATTACTTTGAATTGCTTTGATTACATCAGGTAAATTTTTAATTAATCCAGGTTCACCGCCAAGCAAGTTACATCTTACTTTATAATTTCTTAAATAGTATAAGGTTCTATTTAAGAATTCCATATCAACTGTTAGATTCCTTTGTTCTAAAGTATAGCTAGTACAATAGTGGCAATCCTTATTACAGGACATCGATAGAAAGAAATCTATTGCTAGATATTTATTCTGTACGTCTACTAATTTTATCATATACAAATTTATTCAATGCTATTACTAGTTTTGCCTTAGGTTTATCTTTAAATGAAACATCGTTCCATAATGGATAATCTGGCATAGTATATATTTTTTCTATAATATAAGAATATATATCTTCGCAATCACCCTTATGTTCTTCATTAAATATTTTATCATCATTTATAACATAAAATCTTACATTATGACATAACGCTTCTAAAGCTTCATCATTAAGCCAGTTCCAGTTACCGTCTTCGTCAATTAATACAATATTCTCGTGGATTACTTGTATCATGCTAAAATCATAATTGTGTTTGTTATTTCGTTTATTTCTTCTTCAGTCAAGTATGGATGCATAGGTAAAGTTAATATTGTTTCACTTATTTGTTTTGCATTTGGGTAATCATCCTTTCTATGTTTTATATTTTCATACATCGGATGTTCACTTATAGGTTTAGGATAATGTACACCACTACCTTTTATTTTTTCTTTAATTGCATCTCTTGTTTCTGTGTCTTTAAACCTTACTACATATTTATGGTAAGTATGGTATTCGTCATCTGCCGGTTGCTGTATATGTATATCACACATTTGAAAAACATTATCATACTTCTTTGCAATCTCTTGTCTCTTCGCATTCCAATCATTCATCTTTGTTAATCTAAAATTAATAAAGTCAGCATTCATACCAAGCATCTTAGAATTATATCCTAATACATCATGTTCACCATGCTTTCTTAATTTTCTAAATAACACAGCTTGTTCTTTATTATCTGTGAGTACTGCACCACCTCCTGCAATACCAGCAACTTGTTTGTTTGCGTTAAAACTAAATGTACTAATATCTCCTATATTACCTGCAACCATATTGCCTTGCTTAGTCATAAGCGTAGAACCTATGGCTTGACAAGCATCTTCAATAAACACTATATCATTCTCTTTACAAAAAGCTTGTATCTCAAATGTATTAGATATACTTCCAAATAGAAATGGATAAACAATTGCTTTTGTTTTGTCGCTTACCATTCTCTTTATACTATCTAATGATATGTGATATGTGTCTAAGTCTACATCACAAAATACTGGAACAGCACCAGCCAGTGATACACACGAAGCTGAAGAGATCCAAGAGAAATTAGTTACTAATACTTCATCATTAGATTGCAGATCTAAACCTAATAATGCAAAAAGTAAAGCATCCGTTCCGCTACTACAAGCAACTGCAAACTTTCTACTTGTTAATTCTTTTAAACTCTTTTCAAGAAATTCTATATTTCTTTCTTGTTCTTTCTGCATTGAACTATCAAAGATTTCTAAATACTCATCTTTATGTTCTAAATAATCTCTATCCCAACCAGTCATAAAAATACTCCGCTATTAATTCTTGTCCTGCTGCATTCGGATGATTATCATGCTCATCTATAACATAAGGCGCTTCTTGCTCTGTACTCCATCCCATTACACCACGATTTATTGGCCATCCACCAAGAGTTCTTGTAATTGGCCAACCAATAAATTTACTTGTATCAATTTTATTTTCATAACTCATAATAAGGTTCATTAATTGTTGTTCATCTTTTATTTTATCACCAGGATATTTTAATCCGTCTTTAAAAAGATCTTTACCTTCAATTACTACTTCACGTTCAGTAGGAGCTAATCCATCTATATAGTCTTTATATAGATCTATCATTTGAGTTTGAAAATATGGTAAATCATATCTTTCACACATGTGCTGAAAAGCCAAAAAATATCTTAAAGATCTACGAACAAAATATATTAAATCACCATGCTCATCTACTCTTTGCTGACCCCAGCTTCTATTATCGTTAGTATATCCTGTTTGAAAATCTCCTCTTTGAGCTTGAGACCATGCAGCAATAACTAATCCGATTTGTTCTTTAGGTATATCCACAATACAATCTTGCAATGTAGAAAATATGTATTCATTACCTGCACCAGAATATGCTAAATTGATTACTTCCATATTTAATTTTTTACCTAATAACTCTGGCCATTTAGGCCAAGATGTATCCATGTCTGGATAACACCCCGATCTCATATCTTTATGAGTAAAGCTATCTCCACTTACTATTAAATATTTTGTATCATACATTATAATATTTCTCTAATAAAGCTTGTGCTATTTTTTCTTGTCCTTTTCTTGTAGGGTGATTATCATACTCTGATATAATAAATTCATTTCCTTCATCATCCCAATTACCGAGCTCTTTCATATTTAAAGGATAACCACCAATCTCTCTTGAAATTGGCCAACCGATAAATCTTTTTTCATTAATTACTCCATCATATTCAAGTATAATTTTCTGAATCTCAGTCTTCGCTCTAAATGGATCGTCATTATAATGTATAGTATCGTTTTCTCTGGTTTTACCTAATTCTATTTCTTGTTCAGTAGGACCTAATCCTCTTAAGTAATCTATATACAAAGGTATCATTTGGGTTTGCAAATAAGGTATATTATATAGTTCACACATCATTTGCAAATTTACATAGAATCTTAAACTTCTTCTTACCCAACCCTGTATATCACCAAATGGATCTACTCTCTCATTAGTCCATCCATCAATTCGTGCAGCTTTTTGTATGGAAGTTAGTGCTTTACGTTCATGTATATTATTCTTTACCCATTCTTCTTGCCAATGTACTAATGAATCCTTGACAAAATAATTTTCTTTATCCATATAATGTGTCTTACCATCATATTCAAAAGGATCTCCTTTTTGAATAGCCTCATTCCATTCCATATGCCAACTAGCTGTACCAGTTTTTCCCATATTACATATTTGATAATCTCTTCTAAACCCTTGAGACCAACCAGCAACTATTAAACCTATCTGACTTTTGTCTTCTAATTTAAGTACAACATCTTGTATTGACGAATATATGTATTCATTACCTGAACCAGATCTTCCTAAATTAATACATTTCATACCCAACTCTTTAGCCATAATCTCTGGCCATTTAGGCCAGGATGTATCCATCTCGGGATGAGAAGCAGATCTAAAACCTGGATCAGTAAAACTGTCTCCGCTACAAATTAATAATTTTTCCATCTTTGACAACTTTTGGAATAGGTAAAGTTTTTAAAGAACCTTTATAACCTTTAGGTGGTTTATCTATTAGTGGTAAATTTTTGATTGGATATAGTTCATCACCAAATGCCCAGTTTCTTTCATAACACCAAAAACATTTACCACACACTCTTGTAAAATTATTAGTCCACCATGCTGTTCCAGTACATGATTTAGTATGAGGATAAATTTCTTTAAGCATGAATGGATGTTGGAAATAAATATCAGCAATAAATTTTTTATCAACATTAATAAATGGTTGATATATTTGTCTAACCATTGTTGGCCAAGTCTCGTCATGAGTTCTTCGTGGTTCACTTACATCTAAGAATCCGCCATCAATCATCTCTTGCTCTGATGGATTTTTTGACATACCATCAAATCTTAATGGCCTATCATATTTTTGCATAAGGCTTGTGGTAATACGATCAATTAATAATACCTTTACCATTCCAACAACAGTCATATCTTTATATCTTTCATAATGATCTATGCAATATTGTGCGTCAGCAAAATACTTAGGATCTTTATCGTCAAATTCAAATACTTGTATGTCTTGTAAGTTAGCATGTGGAAATTCTTTCTGCATCTTATCAATAAACATAATTGCAGAATCTGCATCACCTGGAGCATTTAAGTCTCTACAAGTATATGGTAACCATTCAATATCTGGGAAATGCGTTAAGCAAAGGTATAAAGCAGATGCTGAATCACATCCGCCTGATAGTGATACTAAAACTTGCTCAGGTAATCCATTATCACCAAGCTTTACATTATCTAAATTTTTACATTCTTCCGGATCAAAAAACGGTATCGTTATTCCATTATAAGTTATTTCCATTATGTATTCCTAGTGTTTCTCCAAGTTTCTAATTCTTTTGTAACATTAAAGTATTCTTCATTCTTAATTTTCTTTACCGTGTTTTTCTTACTAGGTGCTGGAAAATTATTATATATATCTTTCATACTATCACGTATATTTCTTGATTGAGGATCGAATCCTCTATTTGTTTTAACTAACAATAAAGTAAAGCCTTCGTCTTCTGCCATCTGTTTTGCTATCTCTATCTCATGTTCGTTATAACCAAATACAATAAATTGCCAAACAATAGCAACACCCATCGATTTACCTAATCGCATTGTTTCCCATACTGCATCACGATCAGAACCAATACGATATAGTTCACTCTTCTTATCGATACCATCTACGCCAAAGTACCATGCATTCTCATTCATACCATAAGTAAATGCTTCTTCCCACCATTCACGAGTATGTACCTTTCTTTGAGATTGACCAGCAGTAGCAATCCTTACACCTCTTCCTGTTCCATCTAATATTCTTAAGAATTCTAAAAAGTTTGGATTGTATATAGGATCTGATATTTGTCCACAGAATGTAACACAGTGTTGAAAGTAATCTATAATCTTTTGAAAGTCTTTTGTCTCAAGATCATACGCCCTTTTAATACGTGGACCACCTTCTTTCTTTTGTCTTAAACATTGTGGACATCTTAAAATACAACGATGCGATGAATCAATATTAGGTGATCCCCATACTTCATTATGAGCATACCAATCTGCTATCCTATCATCAGGTTTTAGTTCAGTAAATCTTGCCATTATATTGTTTCCGTCAAGTATAAATTATTATCTTTCCTTAGATTACCACATTTATATTTACAGTGTTTCATTGCGTGTTTTTGGTCATGTAGTAATGTCCAAAAAAAGTGGTCCCATTCTTCAGATTTAAATATGTCTTCAAGTTTATCAACATTTCTTACTCGAAGATGCTCATCTTTTAATCCAAAGTATTCTACACCAAAATCATTTTTTGGGTCATCTAACCAACAGCATGGAAGCATAAATCCATCAGATGTATAAGCAGCAGGTTTATGGTAAGATTTCGGATTAAAGGTTAAACATCGTGGTTCAATCTTTAATTTAAATTCACCAATATCAAGTTCTTGCTCTTGATCTTCTTTTTGTTTATTCAATGCTGCCTCAGATGAGCTCATTACTGTAATACTCCATTTATATATACTCGAGAATTTTTACCATCAGCTAACTTACCTTCGAATGTAGGAAAACGAAACTTTTCATCAAGTGGTCCAGATCTACGATTTTCATGAGGTATATCTCTATTATATGTTTCTTGATGGAATGTTCTATCAACTCCTATATTTTCATACCCAATGCCAATAACTAATTTAGGATTATATACTAGACCATCTTTATCTCTTGGTAAGTGTTCACCTATTTCTTGAGATTCAAGTGCTGAGCAAATACCAGTTTTATATCCCATCATCGCAGCTGAAAGCAATAATTGACCAACCGATATTCCAATCGAGAAATCAACTTGCTCTTCATAAAGTGATTTAACATGTGGTGACGCACCTTCTTTTTGTGCCATATAGTGAGTTCCTCCACGTGGAACACCCATATCTTCACAATAAACAAACATAGCATTCGATAGAATTTGAGAATTCTTTACAGAATAATCATCGTTTTGTACAAACTCTCCTTGTGATCCTTCAGAAAACATATCAGATTCAACTTGACTGAAGTCTGTTGCATCATTTGGAAATAATGTAAATTTTTTCGTATGGTCATAAATCTCTCTAACCTTTGCTGGGTGTGTAAGCACGTGTAAAGCATAATGTGTTTCCATTTGCTTTGTTGGGCTATTGCTTGCAGCATAAATTAATGTATTTAAATCCTCGTCTGAAATACTACGAGTTAAATCCCAGTTTCTTTGTGCTACTTTGGATACGTCAATAGATGCACGTATTTTGTCTCTCCACTCTGTTTTTTCTAACGACTCATTTGCGTTCATCTTATTTTCTCCTATCTTCTGGTTTTATATAATATTCTTCTAGCTCTGGGAATACGTCGAATAAATGCATTTCCCATTTAGTACCTGTATAATACTCATCTCCTTTGAGTAAATAATCAAAAACATCTTGAATATCTATATCTGGTTCAGGTTCCATTTTAAGCGCAAATTGAATATCAGGGAATCTTTCGTATTTAGGTATTAAATCTTTTTTAATTTTTTCTGGTAAATTATTTACTCTTAAATGTTTTGGTGTTTCTAATAGCGCCCAATTTATTGAATCGATTAATGGTTCTTCTTTACCATCTTTTGTTGTTCTTTTTGTGTCTAAACAAAAATCTATTACTTCATAAAATCTCATTACACTTAGGAAAGAAACTAATCCATTAAAGTCAACATTAACATTATCGTATCTTCTACAATACTCAGTGTTCTTTATAACTTTATCCCAATTGGTTCTTCTTCTCATATACTCAATAGGTTTTCCTATACCATCAACAGATGCTACCATGCAAACAAGTTTAAAGTGTGGTATATAGTCGAATATATTATGCTTACCAGCTTTTGTTTCTGTAAGATTTGTTTGATATTTAATTGTGATATTTTTAGCTTCATTTACTTCTATCAATCTATTTAATAACTCATAGTGTTTTTTCATAATGAGAGGCTCACCACCAATAATTTTAATACTATTAATATATGGAGCTATAGCAACAGTCTGTTCTATCATAGATTCTACGTTGTCACCTTCTATGTTTGATTTTTGATTGACTAAAGGGTCTAACCCGTCAAGTGCAGCTATTGGCTCACCTTCATTATCTAATGGAACTTCCCAAGCTGACATATCCCATATAGGTTGATTCCATACACCTTCTAATGCAACTTTTTGACGAATAGATGAATTATTATGCATACACATATAACAATCTAAGTTACATTCATCACCATAAACTTTTAGTTGAACTTCAAATACTCTTTGTTCTAATTTAAATTCGCCTGTTGCTTTAAACATACGAGTTGTGTAATCAATTTTTTCCCAATATTCTTGGTCATTACTATGTATTTTCATACAAGCGGTTCTTCTAGATCTACCGTAACGGTGTTCATCAGCTATACATCTCTTACATGTCTTTTTTACCCACTCATAATCTGAATTTGGATCTAACATTTCTTTACGAATATTATTCATATATTCGCCTTCTTCCATCCATTCTAATAATGTAGTATTATATACAGTATTATTCGGTAATCCATCTTTACCATTTGCTTCTGCTCCAAAACAACATGCTGCATATTCACCACCCATTGCAGTGTATATTTGGCCAAATGGAATATCGCAAAAGAATAACTCTTGATCTTTTGCCATTTGAGCTATCGATCCTTTTTCAAGTACATCTGGATTATAATTCCATTCTAGGTCAGGATCAAGCTGATCCATAAACCAAGTCGTTGTATCAACTTTACCATCTAGTGGTGATATTTCAAATTCGTGGTCACCTGGACCATTGCGTGTCATAAACTTTGGAAGTTCATTCCATTCGTCTACGTAATCCATTGGTTCGTTATCTTTACTCATGTGTCTAGTTTTAACTCCCATATATTAGATACAACTTTACAAGTATCTATAGTTTCAGTTTCTTTTAATCCATTAAAAAGGTTGCATATAGCCGTCATTTGTGATTCATATGCAGTTGCACCACCAAATTGGTAATCAGCACACATAGGAAGGAATATTTGTATAGGAAAATCTGCTTTAGCCCATTTAACAGCTGAATATTTTCTACTATTCATAACACATCCGGCTGTATTAGTTCCTCCAGCAATAATATTATGTATATAATAACCTTTGTCGTTTATTAAATCATTTAATTCATGGGGGCTTAATTCAGATTCAGGTGGAATAATTATCCATTCATGATGACCTTCAGCTTCAGACATATTATATAATTCATTCATCTTTGGTTGATATGGATCATGATCAGAAATAAATATAAATTTATGTCCTCTTACAAATCCTTCAGCCGGATCTGTTTTATCAGGTAATGGATTAAATATTAATGATTTTAAATATGAAAAGCGAAGATTATTTAATACTTCATCATCAGATAAAGCAGGATGTCCTTCAAAATGAATTAACAATACTACAACGATTGGTTCAAGTTCCATAATATATTATACCATATATTGGTTTATTTGTACATATTTATATCCAGCGAATTACTTCTTCTGGCTCTGGTTTTTTATCTAATGCTGAGTCTGCTTCAGTTAAAAAGTCTCTTCTTGCTAATTCAGAATATCCAACACTCATAAGTAAAAGAACATGGCCTTCTACAAAATCCATATCTGTCCAACTTGCTCTATCACTTGGAAAACAAAGAATGCACGAAGTATCTAATCCTGCTTCTAAAGCAAATGCAGTTAGGTTAGAATGAAACATACCAACTTCTATACCAACAGCTTGTTGATTTCCATCAGCTTCATCTTCATGCATTTGTTGATAGTATGCACCTGCTTCTACGTTTTTAGCTATGAGTCCATTTGGCTCACATACTCTTTGTGAAAAAACTAAAAGATATGGAGCAGATGATAGATGTTCTAAGAATAATTGGTTACCTACAGGATTAGGAGCTCCAAAGTTTTTTGTATTTTGAGTATCATTATTATTTTGAGATTTTTGCCATATAGCTTTTTTCTCTTCTACTTTATCTGGGCCTAATACATTTACATGATAGGGCATAAAGCTATTTTTTGATGGTGTTACTTTCCATGATTTCCACAATATATCTTCTATTACAGATTTTGGTGGAATATTATCATCAGAAAATTTCATAATGTGTCTTCTTTTATCTAACAATTCTAATTGTGTCATTTTTTACCTCTTTTATTTTTTGGTTTATGGGTTAGATAAAAGTATTCGGACTTAAGTTCTGGGTATATTTCAAATAGATTCATTTCCCACTCTGTTCCTTTATATTTATCATCTATACTCATTAAGTATTTATATAGTTTTTCCTTGCTAAAGTCTTCTTCTTCAGGTTGTTTAAGAATATCAGCAATGCCTTTAAGATTTACTGCCTTTCCCTTTGCATATTTTTGAATAAGTTTAGATTTAACTATATGTGGTAAGTTATTACATTTCATCACACTTGGTTCGTTGTCCGGTAACCAGTAATGATTATATTTTCCTAAGAAAGATTGAATCTCGTATAAGCGTAATACACTTAAGAAATTTACTTTAGAATGCAAATGAATAACAACATTTTCATATTTTGAAAGTTCGTCTATACGTTTTTTGATACTTTTATAATTGCTAGTTCTATTTAAATAATCATTATATATTCCAATTCCATCTATCGCTACATCTATTATAACCTTTTTAAAATACGGAATAAAATATAAGAACTTTGCTAGTTCATCTTCAACACCATCTAATATACGATTATTAATATCAATTCTTAATTCTATTTCTTTTGCCTGTTTTTTATCGACCAATCCTTTAATTAATTCAAATGATGGTCCATCATTATATTTTATTTTTAGAATCTTTTTAGAAAGTTCTATAATTTGATTGTATTGAGAATCATCCCACACTTCAACTTCAAGCATTCTACCTTCAATCTTATATTCTTGACCTCTCATTATTTTTGTGGCAGAATTTATAACAGAATCCCATTTATTTCTATGTAGATCTTGATATTGATGATTAGATGATATTCTCTTTGAAATTACTTCGCGTCTTTCAGCATTAACACATGTTTCACAGTATTTACCTATATGAGAAATACCCATTGAATGTATTTCCATTTCTGACCATCCATCAGATACATAGTCATTTAAGTTTAACATATCTTTGCGAATATTATTTAATTCTTCACTTGTCATCCAATCTTCTATTGAATCATATTCCTTTTCTGATTTTTTACCAATACTACATGGTGAGTACTTACCATCTTTATGTCTAAATGGTGTTCGATACGGCATACTACAAAACCAAACTCTTTCACCTTTAGATGTTCCCCAATCTAAATGATGATTAAACTCATCATTTATTTCATTAATCAATTTTAGTTTATCAGTAAAAAAGTCTACATTGTCAGCCGGTTCTAAAGTACCTATTTGTGATGTATTTGTTTTAACTAGTTGAGTCTCTAATTTAATCTTACCATCGAGTGCATCAAGTGCATCAAATATTGGTTCTAAATCTTGTTGCTTTAATCCTCTCTTCCAATACCAGTAACCACCATCCTTTGTAGGATTTTTACGATGATAAATGATCTCTTTACCAAGCCATCTTGCTTCTTGAAATAATCTTGGTGCAGGATCAAATGTGTCTTTAGTATAAACATATGTTTTGAATTTACCTAATAGATTTGGAACAGGAGATTTAAGATTGTTGTTCTCAAAGTTTATGTAATTTTGATGATAAGTTAATATACCATGATCGGGATAATCACTTATTATTTTTTCTATACTTTCATAATACTCTGGATTTGTGCCTAAGAATAAATGATCGAATTGAATATCTTCTTCAACTTCTTTGTATATAGGGAAATGTATAATCTTTTCGAAGTGTGCACCAACACCCTTTGGATAAACATCAGTATCACATAAATCAATAACCTTTTTTGGTTTAAAGAATTTTAGAGCTTTAGGATATTTCTTCGGATGATTTTCTGAGTAAACAGAAATAACGTTATTACTAAATAATTTCTTAAGTGATTCTTGTTGTACTGGTCTATAATCATTCCATGCCATATGAGCAAGAGTCATCATACTTCTACCTAGAATCAATGATGTGCAACCATCTTCAATATAATCATTGTTAAATACTATATTCTCACAATGAATATATTTGTCATTAATAGATTCTGTATAATCACCAGAAGTAAAGTCACGATGAGTTACTACGTATACTTGTGCTCGTATTCCTTTTTCGTTTAGGTGGGAACAGTATTCATAACTATAATAAAATAAACCATCACACGGTTTGCTTGTACATACTATGTTTAACATATCTTCTCAATAAATTCAATTATAGTTCTATTTATAATGTATAAATAGGTATATAATTTATAATTAACTTGACAAATATGAACTGGGAATTATTTTTATGGGCAACAGGATTGGGATTTCTATGGTGTCAGGTAGTCACACACTATGCTGTATCTGTAGGATTACACAGGTATTTTGCTCACGGACAATTTAGAACATCTGTAGCACACGAATGGGGCTTCATAATACTTATTATGATTGCTTGTGTTCGTACACCTATTGGTTGGATAGCAAGTCACAGAATGCACCATGCAGATCTTGAAGGACCATTAGATCCACATGACGCTAAACAAATAGGTTACTGGAAAGTGGCATTAACAACATGGAAGTTACCACATATACCAGTAAGGTTTGCAAAAGATTTATATAATAACCCAAGACTTGTATGGGCTCATGAGAATTGGGATACATTCTTATGGTTATATTGGGCTGTATGTATGGCCATATCACCTTACTTCTGGTGGGGTGCAGCCTTTATGCCTTATGTATTTGCTAAGGTTGGATTTGGTATGTTAAATATATTTGGTCATTGGAATGGCCCGACAGACGGACCATGGATGAATTGGATTTTAGGCGGTGATGGTTATCACAAAGTACATCATGAAGAGCCACGTAGATTGATATTAGGTAAATACGATTTAGGTGGACATTTGGCGAATAGATTTTGGAAAAAGAATTAAGAAACAATAAATGGGTTGATGTTCCTATGACTGAAGATGTTTGGCATCTTCTGAAAGAACAACGCATATCCGATACTTATTATCAACGTGGATCAGGTAAAGCCACCCAAGAATTAGAATGGGTTGAGGCAACACACCGAAACTGGGTTCATGAGATTACCGACTTAAGTGATTTTCCATATTGCTATGTTACAAATGGCACAACAGATGCAATTCATCATTGGTTACAAACAGAAGATCGTCAATGGCAATATATTAAAGGTGATTATGAATATCCTAATGTTATCGATGCTGGTACAGAAATAGATCACTCATATTTTATAGATCCCCACAAAGTATTATACCTATCTAATCCATTTGCTGGTGATGGCAATTTTAGAGATGTAGAAGTTAATTGTCCTGTTATATTAGACTGTACATATATATCTAGCACATCCATACAAAGAATACATATACCAAAAAATACTGAACAAGTGATGTTTAGCTTCTCAAAAGGATTTGGTATGGTAGGCAATAGATTAGGTTTAGTCTATACAAAGAAACCTCATAAATCATTACACTTATTAAAACAATTTGAAAATTGGAATTACGCATCTGTAAAGACAATGGATCTTATTATGAGTAACTTTACTGTTGATGAAATGTTTCATATACATAGAGAAACACAATTAAAATTATGTCAAGAATATAGTTTACTACCATCTGATTGTTTTTTTCTTGCTGTATCAGGTGACCCATATTATAAAAGGAGAAGACGAATGCATGATAACCCAGGAGCAAGGCTCTGCTTAACCCCGCTAACACAATGGTAGTACCAACTTATTTAGAAATTCCATTAGAAGATTTAGATCCAGATAATATAGCAAGAATGGTTGCTCATGCTGGAGTGGTTGTTATACGTGATAGTGGTGCAACACCTGAAGAATATGCTGAGTGGTCATTAGGTTTAGGTTATCACTTGAGTCCAGAAATATGGTGTACTGATAAAGAACATTCAGATCTGTTTTGGACAGTAACTAATGAGATGATGGATGAAAGGAACCAAGGATTATTTGGTGATTATGAATTAGATTGGCATACAAACATGACACCAGTTGCTGATGCAGAGGAAGTCATAGGGTTATACGCAAAGACAATCACATATGATACTGAAACGTGGTTTCTTAATTCAATGAATTATTTCAAACATTTGCATGAACATAAGAAAGATTTATTAAGACAGCTTACGGTTGTACACGATCCGAAAAGAACATTAGGTTTAATAAAAGAAGCTTGGCAACCAAAGTTTGGTGAGATATATGGTGAACAAGTCTTAAAAGAAATTCAAAAGAATAGAGATACCCGCGAGATAGTTAATTGTTTAAATATGGAGCCTGAGAATAAACATAAGTTTGGTGCATCTCGTGGTATAATGAATAATCATAAATTTGTAGCTAATCACCCAGTGGGCCCTGAAGGTTTGTTCTTTAGTCCATATGAAGTACATGGATTTTTAAAAGATGGTAAACCTTACGAACATTCAAAAGAATTATTCGATGAGTTATGGGAAGATTATGTTTGTAATGACAAGTTTATATATAAACACAAATGGCAGGAAGGTGATATATGTTTATTTGATAATGTAACTGGAATACATAGAAGACCAGATATATTAAAAGATAAACCGCGTACATTATTAAGAACTGCTACATGGTATAAATCACACTTAAGGAAACACCACGATTATGTTGTATAGCCATATAAATAAGTATATGAAACCAAGAACAAAATACAAACTACCTACTCACGGTGAGTTAAAGCATATCAATATAGATCTTGATAAGCTTCAAGAGGCTACTGATAAGTTAGCTAATGAGTATGTTGATGTAAAGACTGCTAACAAAATGTTATGTGATAATCATATGGCATTGAGTAAATCTGTGTATGATAACTTTGAACAAGTAAATCTAACAGAATTCGGTGGTGAAAAAGAATTAGAATATACAGATAATATAAAAGAAAGATTAAGAAGGGGTGAAGAGAAACTATATAATAAGCCTAACGAAAAATATATAGGAAGTTATTTCGAAGAGATATGTAATCAATTTAAATGTGATAAGATGAGAATTCGCATTACTAAATTAGATCCTCATACTGATGTACCAATGCATATTGATTATGATCCAACTTATGCAACTCGAGTAGTTATACCGGTATATACAAATCCTAAGGTTAAAAATAGATTTAAGGTGAGAGGCGAAGAAGTTGAAACACACTTAGAAGCAGGTAAAGCATATTTCTTTAATACTGGCTTTGCTCATGGTGTATTCAATGAAAGTGATGAACCACGCATAGCCTTTATGTTTAGTTTAGATGGACAAGATGATATTACAGATATTAGATTATGAACTATATAAAAAGTTTAAAACCACTATTAGATTATACTGATAGTGAGATCAGAGATTTAGCACGCCAAGTAGTAACAAAAGGACATGTAGTATTACATGAACAAAAGTTAACAAAGCAAGAACATATTGATTTTTGTAAACGATGGGGTAAAATGGATCGTAATGAGTATTTTATGAACCCCGAAGATGCAAGAGAAATTAGTATCGTATCTGGGCAAAGGGATGCGGACGGTAAAAGAATCGGTATGTTTGGTAAAGATGAATTACAATGGCATCAAAACGGATCGGCTCGACATCAATTTGAAGATTGTATAGTATCTCTATATTGTGTAGAGGAATGCGTAGACACAGTATTTTCAATATGTAGCCAAGTAGATTGCTTTGCAGATTTACCTGAAGAAAGAAAAGAATATTTTAGGCAGTTTGATATTAAGCTTGATTATGTTGAAGACGGTATTTATAGCATTGTAGGTAATGATACTGATGATGAAAAATCACCTGAGCATGAAATAAATACCGGTGCTTGGTATTATGACGAAGAGGTTGATAGAAGACCTCTCGTAAGTAAACATCATGTTGATGGTAGAGAATACTTATATTTCTGCGTACCGTTTATGGTTGGTGCATATAAGAACGGTGTAGAACTTAGCGAAGAAGAAGTACAAGCATTATATGATGAATTGTGGGATGTATTATTCAAATCAAAATACATGCAACATCATGTATTTAGAAGAGGCGATATATTGATTATGGACCAATTACATACGATTCATAGAAGATCACCTATTAGATTTATGGATAGAATGTTATGGAGAACTGCATTTGACTACTCAAATATTAAATTTTGATGATGAACAACTAGCATGGGAAGCCACAATGACTCAAGTAAGGGGTCATTCAATTTACCATGAACAAGATCTAAACGCTAGTCAATACGTAGAACTATTGAAAAGATTTGGTGATTGTGAAGCACCCGGCCAGTTTATGAATCCTAAGAAAAATCCAGAGATCTTTATTGTTACCGGTAAAAAAGATAAACACGGCAAGAAGCTTGGTATGTTTGGTGAAGGTGAATTAGGTTGGCATTCGAATGGTAATTCAAGACACAATGTAGAACATATTCTTATTGGGTTATATTGTGTTGAGGAAGATGTAAATACAACTTTATCTATATGTAATACAACAAAGCCCTTTCAAGATTTAACAGAAGATCAAAAGAATTATTATCGTGGTGTAACAATTAAATTAAAATTTAAAAATAATACAATATATAATTTAGAAGAAGGTGACCCTGAATTAGAATTTATGGAAGCGAGTAAAGGTTCTATACGCAAGCTAGTAGGTAAGCACCCACATACTGGTCAAGAATACTTTTATTTCCCATATCATTTTATAGAGAAAGCTTGGCATCGCATGGCTTGTGCCGGTGGAGCAAAGAAATCTATAGATCATAATCAAATGATTAAAGATTTAAAGGGACATATATTTAAAAGTAAATATCAAACCCATCACGTATTTCACAAAGGTGATTTAGTGTTAATGGATCAATTCACCTCATTACATAGACGTAGCCCTGTGTATGATAATAAAAGGGTATTATGGAGAATTGCAAGTGATTACAGGAATATCCTTTAGTTACGCAGAAAATTCAATGAATACACGAGGCCTAGGATTAATGGGGCTTGATTACGTGTATGACATGACAGATTTTAATATGCCTATTTGTAATAAAAATAGTGCTGATGGTAAAGTCTTAGCTCGTGTACATAATTTTTTAAAGGTCATTAAAGATGCAGAAATTCTAGTGTTTGCAATACCTGAAGCTACTGCTCATTATTCTGCCGGATTTAAAAATGCAATGGATTGGATTATATGTGCAACTAACTTTAATGCTGATCTTGGTCAAGATGGTCCATTCTCAAATAAGCCTATCTATGTAATAACATTTACACCTGTAACAAAAAATGCTGGTTATAGACATTTTGATATGACAAGACATTTAATAGAGAAAATGGGTGGTATAGTTTATGATACCTTTTGTTTGAATAATGGCTGGAAAGAATGTGTGCCTGGTAATTATGAATGGGTCAAAGATGTATGTATTGAAATATTTGACCATAATAATTATTGGTTAAATGAACCGAAAGAAAGAAAACCTGACATGAAAGATAGACCACAAAAATGGGTAGAACAATATAAAGAATGGGATAAAAAATGGGAAAAGTGACAGAAAAAACTTTACCTGAAGATCATCCAATATTCAAAGGTGGATGGTCTTTAAGTTCACACAATAAAAAGGAAAGTGGAATGATTAAAGGAGTTGTAGAATATATTAATGTTGATTACGACAAGGATTATCTTATACGTAAACACAACGAAGCTCGTGGTATAGAAGGTAGAGATTATATTGAATGTGGAACTGAGTCTCATATCCTTCGTGATAACCCAGATTATTATAGACAGTGGGAACATATACTTACAATTATGAGTGGAGTTCATATGGGTATGTGCGAACATGGAACTGGATTTAATTTAAATGGTACTCTTACTTCAGGTGTACCACCTCATATAGATTTTGATGAGAGAGAAGGTAATCAATTTAATTTATTATTACCTATGTTTGGTAAAGCAAAGATAGGAATATATGTCACTGTCCAGAATCAATTAGAATTCAGGCATGGGCAAAAACATTGGAATATGTTACAAGACCAATATAAACCTGTATCAATGGGAGAAATATTAGTAGACAAACCAGTACTATTAAATACTAAATATCTACATGACGTACAAGTAGTTGAAGCACCTCGAGCAATATTTTGTGTTGCGTGGAGAGGTATAAATAAAAATTATTATGACTTTAAAAAACATGCCGAGAAAACACTTACCTAACCCAGCAAAATATGATTTTCGTGATACACATTATGTAAACGGAGTACCTTGGCCAAGGTTACCCCAAGGTGAATTTGACAAGGTTCCATTGCAAGAAGAATATCGTATGTATAGTATGGACTACTTAGATACTCCAGAAGCTTTACCTATATTTGAAAAACAAGCTGATATTATTATGGAGCATGATTATCAAGGTATAGTTGATGTAGGTTGTAGACATGGTCCAATCAATGAGATATTATATTATAGAGGATATACTGATTATGAATACTTTGGATTTGATACATCACCAGAACCTATTAAATATGGTCAAGAAACATGGCAAGAGTTTCCTAACATAGAATATGCTATCGGATCATTTCGTGATAGATTATCTGTAGGCTTTGATGTTGATTGTATAATATGGTCAGGAGTTTTACTATATGAACCAGAACATCATTTAGAATTATTCACTAGCTTACACAAATTCTATAATGCTTATGGTGCTATTATACAAGAGCCAAAGAAAGAACAGCATGAACAATGTTGGAGAGATGATTTAGAATTAAATACAATTGAAGATCAGTTGTACAAATATGATTGCTTCCATACAAAATATTATAATATAGATGTACCGATATTTGGAGGTCGTAGAACAATAGTAGATGTGAGATTATGATACCAAAAAGTGAAACACTACCGTGCGGATATAGGGTAGTACCATACATATATCAACGTAAATTTAATTTTGAAATATCTCAACGTGATATGTCATTATGTGATAATGCATTAAATTTAATGCAAAAGGAAAGAGGTGGAGATAGACTAGATGAAAATTATAGTCACCATAATCTACATTTAGGTGAGATGTTTATATACAATTTTGTATTTGACGGTATCGAACCTGTGCTTGCTTCAGGTGCTCAGTATGATGGTGATGCAATAAGAGTCTTTTCAAGATATTTTGGATTTAACAAATATCGTACGGATGGTACAAAGCTATTAGATAAAATTGATGACTTTGATGAATTAAAATATACATTAAAACATTTATATCAACCGTTAATTTATTGGAGTCGTGATAAGTCACCTAAGTTTTTTGAAAGATTAAAGGCTGGTAGACCAGATATATTTAGTGAGTGGCAAGTACATCCAACAAAAATTAATATAATGAGAAATGAAAAAACCGTAAAAGATAATTATCAAAATATATTTTTTACTGGAGATATAAACGAAATTTTACATAAAAAATGAATGGAATGAATTATGAGCATTTAGCTCTATTAGGTAAACAATATCCATTAACATATCAATTGCCTAATCCTCACCAAAAAGTAGCTATTACTGAGGAACAATTCGAGTACGTAAAATATAATCCACGCAAAGATATCGATAGGTGGGGATTATCATTAACATCACTTGATGGAGAGATGAGTGGTATTCCAGACTTAGATTCATTATTAGAATATAATAGAGAGAATAACACAACATATCGAGAAGATGATTTTAATGTAAAGACACCAGCATATCAGTATTTCGAAGAAGTATTAAAGCCATTCGAACCTTGGTTATTTAGAACACATATACTTAAATTAAATCCTGGTGGATACTTTCCACCTCATCGTGATGCTCTTGGATTAGGGTCATGCCGATTAATCGTGCCTTTAAAGAACTGTAATCCTCCAAGTGTTAACTTTGTATTAGATAATGAGATTATGACATGGGAAGAAGGTCGATTATATTTTGTAGATACGATTAAAATGCACTATATTTTCAATGGAACATCACCTGATGTTGGTATATTTGATCCATCTTATTGGTTAATTATGAATGTACAATGTCATGAGAAATCTGTTGAAGAGATAATAATGCATTTACAGTACACATAACGTATAAATACAGTTATGATTGAGAAAATATTAGCGGGCACATTAGCCCTTTCTATAAGTGGATGTAGTATGTTAGGCGGATTCAACGCATTAGATCCCAAGAATTTAATTAAAACAGCGGCAACTACTGGTGCCACATACGTTGTAGCAGGCCCTATTCCAGCGGCAGTGAATGCAGCAACATCAGTAGCAGTCGATTCAGTATTACCTGATGACAAACCACAAATAAGTGAGATAGAAGCTGGAAATGAAGAACAACTGAGGGCATTTATGTTTGCAAATTTAACAGAAACCGTTTTATACGGTGTAATCGGATTTTTAATATTCACTAACGTTGTCGGTCCATGGGCTGCACAACGAAGAGCAAGAAGGAAAGCAGAACAAGCAGCTATAGATCAGCGTAGGAAAGATAAGTATGACGCTATGAAGGCAGAGCTTGCGGCAAGAAGAAGTAAAGATTAAGGAGCTCAATGCAAAAGAAAACTAGTAGGAATATTAGTAAGGCAGTTCAATTAAAACATACAAAAGAAAAGTTACATGAGATGGGTCATGATAGATCCAATAAGAAGAAGAATCTCGTAAAGAGTTTAAAGAATCTTATGAAGAGGGAAGAGCGGCATAGATAGTTATTACGTCTTCTTTCCCCTTTACTTTAATATCACCAATCTTTTTAGAATTTGTAACCATATTATCAGGTAACTGATCTAAAGTCATAGAGGAATATATAGTTGGATATCGTTTATAATCTCCCCTTCCTGCTGTTGCTTCTAGTCTTGCTGCTAGATTAACAGCATCACCTATTACACTAAAATCAAATCGTGTAGAGCTACCCATATTACCGATAATTGCTGGTCCAGTATTTACACCTGTACCTACGTTTATATCAGGTAAGCCTCTATCCTTATATCTTTGTTTTAGTTCTAATGTCTTTGCTTCTATTTCAATAGCAGACTTCACAGCCATCTCAGCATGATTAGGCATATCAAGTGGTGCACCAAATACTGCCATAATACAATCACCCATAAACTTATCGACCATACCACCATTAGCCAATATAATATTTGTCATCTCATCTAAGAATTCATTCACAAGAACGACTAACCCCTCTGGGTCATCTTTGTTTTTATAATATTCTG